CTGAAGGACAGGTCCATCTTCACCATCCCATAGCCTACAAATGGCCTGAGAGACCTTCTTAGAGGCACTTCTACCGTGGTCTCTCCACATACGGTACACTTCAAACGCATTGTCGCTTAGGTTTACACTCACTACTGGCATATCTAGCCCTAGAGGTTTCCACTATATCAAGTTATGAAGTTAACAATAACCCACAGAAAGATACCCCCCCCCCTAAGTTAGATCGAGATATGTCTATATGCGGTGGCTGGCGCTAGGGTTTAGGGTGGTGGGTTCGTTATAGAAGACTTGGTGAACCAAAGAAGATTATAGTTCTAATACAGGAATGTAATGTTTATTAGCGAGATTGTTACAGCGAGCGTTATGACAAAATCAATGACGGGTAGTTTTTACCTGACTGAGACAGTAATGATGACTGCCGCTCAAGCAAATGGAACACGGAACCAAGGCACAGTAGATCTTGGTGCCTATGTTAACGTACCAACTGGTCAAGCCATTGCTATTGACCAAGTCGATTTCATTATTCAGCGAGATGGAGATTATGGCGGCGCTGTCGCTAATTTCCTCGCTGGAGATGGGGCGGTTAGTACACAACTCACCGATCTAAACCCCGGTACTGCCTTGGTTAGAGCTGATGATCAAAGTTTGATTGCCTCAGGGTCTCTGTCGATTGACCAAAGTGCAAACATCGCAACGCATACTTCAGACCTTTTCCCGGACAATTTCGGACCAGCCAGTTTGAGTGAATCCTTCTTGGTTGTCAATGATACCCTTTACTTGGTTGTTGGAAATGATAAGTCTGCGGTAGGTTCTGGAAACCTTTGGGTTACAGCCCGAATACGTGCCAGAGTAGTCAAACTCTCAACCAAAGACTGGATGGCAATTGCGATTCAATCAACAGCTGCTGACAACTGAGGGGTTTGATGACCCTAGCAGATGAGTTCGCTGCGATAGCCAAAGCCGCTTTCATTGCAGGGGCTATGTCTGAGGTGAAAAAGCAGGGCACAAAGGCCGGTAAAGCAGTAGTATCAGCAGGTGCATCGGGCGTGAAAGCAGGTGCTAAGAAGGTAAAACGAAAGGCTTCAGCATATTCAAAGCGATATGGAGCAGCATTCAAGAAGGTTGCAAAGAAATACAAGAAGAAGAATGGTTCCTGGAAGACTAACGGATTCAAGAACGCACAGAAAGCCGCTCACAAACTAGCAAAGAGATGATACTATGGCAAAGAAAGAAGATAGAGAAGTGAAGTCAAGAGTTCTTTCAAAGATTATCAGTGGCACTATTGCCACTATCCCCGCATCCGTTGAGGGAACTGTCACCTTTACTGGTGGTGAGGGTTGGCAATCGGTTGTCATTGGAGGCCAAACTCTAATTTATAATATCCAAACAATCGATCTAAGCGGTTACACTCTGCAAGACATGACCCTCTTCCCCCAAGGTATTCTCATGCAGGACATGGACACTGTACCAATCGCTAACACTGGATGGGTGGGGGTTGTAAAGCGTGCCACCATCGTTAGCACCACGCCAATCAATGAAGCCGATCTATCGAATACCAATGGATTGACTTGGTCATTACCTGGTTCTAATCCTTCAACTCACAATCTAATCAATATCCTCCAGGGGAGAATGAATGTCTATCTTGAAATGACGGCTGGCGCTGGTGCTTTCAATGGTCTTCAGTTTGCTGGCCAAACAACTTGGGGTTCGGGGGATTCTACAGCTGCAGAACATCTGTGGTTATGCGATGCTTACCTGGTTCCTACTATTGCTAGTCAATCCTTTGCGATACCCGATCAAGCATTCGTTATCCCTAGCATCATCGCACATGAACCCGAACTCGAATACATGATGCGCCTGGCTAGGTCCGTAGAGCCGGTGTATTAATGTCACTGCTATCTACGTACGCTGCGCGCGGACGCCTGATGGCATGGACCGCAGCATCTGCTGCCATGGTGCATGAATTGCGCGATGGTGAGGGTGATTATCTAAACGATGCCTTCGCTATTGGTGCGTTTGTTGGTGCTACAGTTACACTAGTAGTTCCTGAAGGCGTCGCGTCTTTTGTGGGATGGAGTGGCACTAAAGCATGGCATGGTGTTAGAGCTGCAGCTGTATGGGGGGCACCATACGCTGGCGCTGCTATTACAGCTGTATCACCATTCGCGGTTGGTTACATGATCGGCGCCGTTGCAGGGACAGCCATAGCAGGAAAGATATGGGGCAAAGAAGGAGAACAGGTCGCTCTTGGCTTCTACTCAGGCGGACTCCTACCAGGTACAGATGCGCCCACTCTATCCAATTACAAGTATATCCTCAAACCAACCGCACCCGGTGGGCCAGTATCACTCTATGATATTGCAGAGACGGGAGCCACAACTACCCTTGCATTGGTGAAGAAATGGTGGAATGAAAGGCCCGGCTATGATCATCGAAGGCATGGAAATCAATACTTGATGTGATTGACCCCCCATTAGAGGTCATTCTTCTTCACCTCTCAACACCAGACTTGTATACAATCGTTAAACCATTGGGCCCAATCATTATTCGGCCAATTGCTTCAAAGGCATAATTGTTCTTTGGATTTCTCCAGTAAATTGTTTTTTCATTGAATTTAATTTTCAAACTCATTCGTTCATCTCCTTCTGTTTCTTCATCCATGCTTCGTTTGAATTGTCGGTTACCATATCCCAACCGTTTTCAGTCCAAACTATTTCATCACCTGTAACCGATGTTCTACGGTCTCCCGGCTGAAGGACAGGTCCATCTTCACCATCCCATAGCCTACAAATGGCCTGAGAGACCTTCTTAGAGGCACTTCTACCGTGGTCTCTCCACATACGGTACACTTCAAACGCATTGTCGCTTAGGTTT